CCAACAAACCAAGGTTTTTCACAAATTGATTTTTGTCGGGTATGTCAGCGCCATTGTCATTTTTTGCCAGTTTCTGACTCAACAGTTGCGTCACGCTTTCAGCAAATTTGGGGTTATTGCTAATCGCTTGCGCCAGCTTGTTCAGCGTATCTAAATCTGATGGCGCATGGTCGACCACCGCATTAAGTCTATCATTGACCGCCTTGGGTGTCGCGGCGGTGGTCTCGTCCGCGCTGCGAGGAGCACTGTTTAACTGCACAATCCCTTTACGGTGCAGCGTGGCTTCCTGAATACCGTCCTGGGTCGCCAGCTTGCCCAGCCCCAGATGTGTGCGCGCCTTTTCCTGCGCCCCTTTGCCCGCCGCCGCAATCTCCGCCAATGCCTGCGTTTTCAGCAGCGCCTCCTGACCAATAATCGCCCGGATAGCCAGCGTCAGCTGATTTAACTTGCCCTTATCCGGGCGGATGCCGGCGGCGTCCAGTAAGGCCAGCTGTTCGGCTTGCTGGATATTGAACCAGTCCTCCCCCGGCCAGCTGATGCCCTTGTGGCCGTCACCCTCGGTAAACCATAACGGCGTGGTGCTCTGGGTTTCTTTCAGCGGCGGCATGGTGGCAATGCCGCTGTTGTTATCTAAAAAATACATTAGCCTGTCTCCTTTTTGTCGGCATACACATAGCGAAAGTCCTGATGCGCCGGCTTATAACGGTTTAGCAGGCATTCCAGTATTCCGGCGTAATAAATACGCAGCGGCGTGGTGATGGGGTCAAGCACATGCATCGGGCGATAGTCCACGTGGGTCTCAATCGTTACAATCGTGACCCACTGATTATCCGGCAAGGTGCTCAGGCTCACCGTAAAGCCGTAAGACCGCGCCAGTTCAATGTAAAACTGCCGGTTGAGGCTCGGTTTCATGCGCAGCTTGTTGGCCGCATAGCGCTGGCGCTCATCGATGCCGGCATCGTCGCCGATATCGCAGTCCGGCAGCCCTAAAAAACGCTCCCAGTCAGCCAGCAACAGTGTGGCGGTCAGCGGAAAGCGCTCGGCCAGTAATTGCCCGGCGCGTTCGGTCACCCGCGACGTACTGCGTGCCAGGCCGCCGGCCAGCGACGCCAGCAGCGTATCCGGCGCTTTGTTCCAGGCCAGCCCGTCAGGCAGCAGTTGCAACAGCGCGCGCTGGTGTGCCTTTAAAGCCATGTGATATCCCCCATCACCAGTAGCTCGGTTTTTCCGCTACTGACCGGCGTCAGCGGGCTTTTCAGAGCGTAATCCTCCAGTCCGCCTATCCCGGACAGCACACGCCAGAATGCCGAGGGCAACAGGGTTTCGCCCGGTTTGGCCGCCGTGTAAAACAGTTGCCTGAGCGCCTCGCGGATACGGGCCTGGTTATCCGGGGTATTGGGGGCGATACGCAGCGTGATATCGACCTTTTTTGCCCCCGGCGCAAACACCGTCACCGTCGGCCCCTCCGGTTGCCCGACCCACTCGCCGGTGGCCGGATCCCGGTGGCGCGCGAGATAGTCGGTCACCCGCGCAATATCGGTCGGGCCGGGGAAGATATCCGGGTGATGGTCCATCACGAAGGTCACGCCCACCGTGCCCGCCCCGTTCCAGGTAGGCAGACACCAGCTACGGGTGACACCCGGCACCTCGCGCGCCCAGCGTTCGTAGTCCCAGCGTGTGCCGCCGCCTGGCGGAAACTGCACCCGATACAGCAGGCGCGACAACAATTCTTCCACGCGCTCGCGGTCAGCGCCGCCACGAATACCGGGGGTTTCCGTCAGCGCCTGCTGGGCCACCCCGGCGACCGGGGTGATAAAACTGAGCGCCTGTCCCGCGCCGCAATCCCCCGCCAGCCCCGGCTGGTCGGCCTCGACGTTGGCCGTTACGCTGCCGGCCTTGCCCTCGGCGGCGTCTGTCAGGCGGTAAAGCGCGCCGTCGGCCCGTTGCAAACGCGCCCCAACCGGCACACTGGCGGCATCATACAGCGACAGCCTGACCGGGCCGCTGGCCCGGGCGGCCTGCTTGCGCACCACGCCCCAGAAAGCACAGTGTTTGAGCAGCTCGCTTTCGTCGGCGTCGCTCGGAATGATTTGCCGGGCTATCCAGCCCAGGTGCTCATGCTCCAGCGCCGACAGCCCGGCCTGCGCCATCGCCATGGCACCCAGCAGACTGTCCTCGGCCGGTAGCGCGCTCGGCAGGCGTTGCGCCACATCCTGCTGCGTCTGGCTGATAAGCTCGCCCAACGTGGGTATCTGATACGGCATTTACATCCCCTCCAAACGGGCTTTAAAGGTAAACGGGCGCGCACTGCCGTCCTTGAGCGTCAGGCGCACGGTCAGCCGCAGCCAGCCCGGCAGCGGCGCACTCGCCTGGCAATGCAACTGGCTGATCATCCCGGCGTCCAGCAGGCCACGCAGCGCCTCATCGGCGTAGGCTTCTGCCCGCGCCAATACCGCAGGCAGCGCCTTTTCCCGTGACAGCAGCCACAGCCGCGAGCCAACCGGTCGCGCCCGGTAACTGTCCGCCCACCATCCGCGCCGGTCATGGCCGCCATCCGGCAAACGGTCGGAGACCTCAGCGCGCCGGTCGGTAAACAGACACAGCAGCACGGTGGTCGTCAGGCTGTCATCGGCGAGTAAATCCGCGCCGGCCTGTACCAGCATCCCCTCGCCATTCATCCAGCGCAGCGCCGCGTCACTCATTGCGGTCCTCCCGTCAGACTGCCCTGGCCATTTTCCTGATGGCGATGGGCGCTGTGTTTGACACCGCCGATAACGGCTTCCGGCGCGGCAAAGGTGCCTTGGGACTCCGCGTCCCCGGCAATCGTCATGTTTTGTTTCACCATCAGGTTTTTCTCAATCACCACATCATCAGTAAAACGCGCGGTCGGGGTGTTAAACACCGCCTCCTGCTCGGCGACCACTTCCAGTGTTTTACAGGTGATGATGCAGCGGCCATCCTGAGTCAGACGCAGGCGATGCCCCTCATAGTGATACAGGCCGCTATCCCCGGCGGGCAGCCCGGTGGGTCGATAACGCCGGTCTTCTACCACCAGGACCGTCGCCTGATCACGACTGCCGCCCAGGCAGGCAAACACCACCTCGGCCCCCGGCAACGGTACGCTGATATGCCCGTATTGCTGCGGGCGCTCGACCTCATCGAAGGTTTCGCCGTCCAGCGCCGTCAACTGGACGTTTTGCGCTTTCAGACCGTCATTCACCCCGGTCAGGATGCCCCGCCCGAACAACAGGCGGATCCCGCGCATCACCGGGGCAAGCAGGCGTTGCAGTGCGATATTACTCATCGAGTTTATTCCCCTGGTTAAGCCAGGCCCGCACCAGGCCATCGACGCCGCCGTCAGTACCGCCCGCCTGACGCTCCGCCTCCGCCGGCACAATAAACGCCTCGCGCGGGGCCAGTGTTAACGTTGTGCGTTCCCCGTTGTCCGCATCGAGATCAAACTGCACCTGGCTAATCAACAGGTCACGGCTTACCATCGACAGACGCGGCGCAATGACGCGGGTCAGCCGGTTGGTCTGCCACAGTTCGCCGCTTTCGCGTCGCCAGCCCTTGACCACGGCGGTAAAGCGCTCTGACTGGGCCAGTGCCCGGCGACTTTCCCGCAGCGCGCGCGCCCGTGCGGTGGCGGGGGTCAGTGTGCTGTCAGCCAGAATGACTTTGGGGCGGTAACGGCCAATCACGGGGTCGTCGCTTTCTCCCCTGGGGGCAGCGCGCAGCGCGTTGGTGTTGGCGTCGCCGGCGTGCCCACCGCCGCCGCCGTGGCCTTTAACCAGATACTGACTGTGGCGGTCGCGCCAGTCCTCGGTGTACTCGGCGGACAACAGATTTTCACCTAGACGCAGGGTGTCAGTGGGGGTGTTCGCCGCCTGGGTAAACACCAGATCGCCGTCGGTATCACTGGTCACCAAAACGCCACGGTGACGCGCCGCCCGGCTCAGCACATCCGCCACGCTTTCAGACAGTTCAAGTGTAAAGGAGCTAAAGGGTTTGGCGGCCTCGGGGTCAGACACCGCCCAGCGCACCGCGATGCCAAAAGGTTTGCACAGGTCTTGCGCAATCTGTTGCAGTGTGCGCTGACGCCATTGACCGCCCGGATAGACCGCCGAACAGTCCACCAGATCGCCGGTTTTATCCCGGCCCTTTATCGTGACCTGTGCCGAGTCGGCCCCCATCTTGTGCGATACGCTGTCCAGGTAGCCGGTGATGACCGGTTGCCCGTCAAGGGTCAGCGCGAGCGTTCCGCCGGCGCGCAGGCTGTCGGGCAACGCCTGGCCGGGCATCATGATCCCGAGGGTAAAATCCCCGGCCAGACGCGCCAGCCCCCGGGTAATGCTGACCGAGAGCCAGTGGGTGAAAATCCGGTTGTCGATGCGCAACACCACCTCAGCCACAGAGCACCTCCACGCGCTCGCCACCCGGCACAAACAGCGGATGACGCAGCCGGTTGCGACGAATAAAGCGCGCCGTGTCACGCGCATCCCCGCTGATGCGGTACAGGGTCACCAGCGCCGGCTCGGTGGTTGTCACCGAGGCCTGGATCAGGCCGGGTAACGCCACGCCGCGATGGGATAAATCCGCCACAAAGGCGCGGCTTAACGCCCGCACCTGCAAGGCCAGGCTCTGATAGCCCAGCGCCGAGGTGGTCAGAGCACACGCATCCAGGCGGCGCGCGACCTGCTGGCTGACGCGCACCACATCCGGTGTACTTTCCAGCCAGACACTGCCGCTGTCACTGAGCTGGCGCGGGGCGGGCGAGGCCGCGCGGGGCAACACCTGCGCCGGTGCGTTTTGGCTGACCGCCGCCAGACTGGCGGTGAGCAGGGACGACAACATCTGTACCTGCACCACCGCCACCGCCAGGCGCAGCGTATTGTGCAACAGCTGCATCGTGGAACGGGTGGTCGGTTGCAGCCCCTGCCTATCGCGCTGGCGGTCCTGACGGACCAGCGCGCTGTCCAGCCGGTCGGCCAGCTGGACTATCTGGTGCTGGAGTGCGCCGGGCTGCGGGGAAACCGGCGCGCGTGCCCGGTTTTTTATCTGCTCAGGTTGGGGGTAAGCCGGCAGGCGCTGTATGCCCTGAAAAATGCCCTTGAAGGCCAGCGCCAGGCGGTCGGGGGTGGTGATAAGCCCCTGGATATTGCCGCGCAGGGCCGTGAATGAGGCGGTAAAGCTCTGCATATCGGCCAGCAGCCCCAGACCATTGAGGGCGCTTTCCAGCGTGTTGGCCTGCTCGCTAACGGTATCCATCAACGCCTGCGCGTCATGCAGCGAGGCCTGCCAGCCATCAGCCAGCGTTGAAAAGAGTGCGGCCAGCGTGCTGTCGCCCTGGCGATTGACCACCCCGGCGGTATCTTGGGCCACCGTAGGGGCGGTCTCATCGGCCACCGGCACCACCGTGACGGTAAACTCCACCAGACGCTGGTTATCGACGCTGTAGCGGCTTTCAAAATTATCAACCAGCACCGACAGCGTACCCCAGTCAGGGTGCAACAGCTCGCCCGGTCCCGGCGCATTCAGCGCCTGCGTCAGCCGTACCCGTTGCGCCTGTGCATCATCGCCGGTCAGTGACAGGGTGAAGGTGTGCTCAGGCAGTTTTTTCCCTAAATCGTCCGCCCCGCCGTGTTCACGCAGCGGATATTCCCGCCGCACCACCCGGCGACCGCCGCGACTGCGCTGCTCTTTGTAAACCCAGAAAGGCACGCCGCGAAAGCGGCCCTGACCGGTACTTTTCATCTGCTTACCTCAATAAATACGGTAGTTGTCGCCGTTATACACATCCAGAGTTAACCCAAAGGCGTTGCTGTCAGTGACGGCGCTGTTTTGCAGCACCAGTCCCGGGGCCAGCGCAATACGCATGTCCGCCTGGGCTTTCACTGGCGGCTGCACCGTCTGTTGCTCGTCCTGCCTGTCCCAGCGGGCGTAGATATCGCCCAGCCAGCCGCCGAGTTTTTCGCCGAGTACGCTGCCCAGCATCGAGCCGGCCACCGCCCCTATCGGGCCGCCGATGGCACCGACGAGTCCGCCCGCCGTCGCACCGGTAGCCGAACCTAGCGCACCGCCTTTATCCTCGGCGCTGGCATTCTTATCCAGCAGCGTCGGGGCCAGCGACAACGCCGTCAGCGCCGGCCCGCCCAGGCGCATTGCGCCGCGACCGAGCGCCCCGGCAGACCGTCCCAGCCAGCCGGTGAAACCGGATAGCCGCGCCGTTGCCCCACCCAGCAGGCCGCGTGCCCGCTGTCCCATACCGGACAGCCAGCGTCCGGCCGTGCTCACGCCCGGTATCCGGCTTAACAGTGCGCCAGTGCGATTGACCATGCCGCCAAAGAAGCCTGAGACGGCGGAGGCCGCCCTCCCCAGGCGGGAGCGCGGCCCCGGTGCCGCTGGACGGCCGGGACGTACGTGGGAGCCTTTACGGCGGGTGCGACCGTTGCCATCGACATAGGTCTCACTGCCACCCCCGACGCCGCCCGGCGGCCAGTTGGTGACAAACACGCTCACCGGCGCGCCCATGCCGCCGCCCATCGCAAACGGTGCCGGGCCAGGCAAAGCCGCCGGGGCATTTTTGCCGCGCCCACGCCACCACCGATAAGCCCGCCACGGGTAACGCACCGGTGCACTGGCCAGCCCCCAGGCGGGACGGGCTATCGCCATGCCGACACGGGCCAGCTTCGAGGCGACGTAAATCGCCAGAATGGCCTTGGCCGTGTTGGCGGCGACGTTACCGAGGGTGTCGAGGGTGTCGCCATAACCGGCTTTGCGAAGCGCCATCAGCTCGGCGTTGACCCGATTAACCCCCTGTTTGAGTAGCGTCACGCCACGGCGGGCACTGTCGAATACCCCGTTAAAACGACTGGCCAGCCTGTCGGCCCATTGGTCCTGCAAACCGCTTTCCTGCGCCTCGCCGGCAAAATCCAGAAAGTCTTTTAACTCGGTTTTAAGCCGTTTAAAGGGCCCTTGATTCATCACCTTGACGGCGAACTGCTGCCAGACATCGCCCAGTTGGGAAGTGAGTCCCGTCCAGGAGTTTATCGCGTCTTTTTGTGCGCCCTTGGCCTCTGCCCGCATCGCCTGAAACAGCAAGCGAATAGACTCAGGTCCCAGCAAGCCTTTTTCCCCCTGAGCCTGCATTTCAGGACGTGTTTTTCCCAGCGCCCGGCCAAGGATGCTGTAAACATCAACGCCATAGCCGGTTAGAAGGCTTGCATCCTGAGCCTGAATGCTTTTGCGGGAAAACATCTGCTTCAACTGAAGGGAGGCACCCTGGGCTTCCGGCAGCGTCCAGCCGTGCCGCGCGCCCTGGTCTTCCAGCATGGCGACAAAAAGCCTCGCCTGCTCTCGGTTCATGCCAAATTCACGGCTGGTCGTGTACTCCTGAATAACGCCCTGCAAGCCCCAGGTGGTGTCTTTGGCGTTTTTCGTCGCCCACTGAATATCGTCGTCGGTCTGCCCCTTGTTCTTGTTATTCTGCGCGTTCAGGCGAATGGTGTAGTTTTCCATCGCCGCCGCCGGGTCGATAAAGGCTTTTTTCAGGCCATACAGCGCCGCACCCCCGGCCAGCAGCCCGTAAAGGCGTGCTACGCCGCCATAGGCCGCCTTGGCGCGCGTCTCCAGATGGTCAAAACCGGATGACACCGACGTCAGCCCCAGGCGCAGACCGCTAAAGGTGCGCTGGCCCTGATGGCCTAGCCGGTCAAGCTGACTCCCCAGGCTATTCGCCCGAAGACCGAGACCGTGCAGAGATGCGCCGCCTTGCCGCCCCATGCCGACCAGACTTTGACCGAATAGCCGCGCCTGCCGAGGCAGGTTGCCCAGCAGGTCAACAATCACTGACGCTTTTATCTGCTTTCCGGCCATCGTTTACTCACGCTGTAATAAGTGGGTGGCTTGCTGGCAGTGTCGGTAGAGCCGGATTAACGGCAGGGAAAGCGCCCAGTCCATGCCCGACCTGGTGGATGTGGCGAGCATCAGCGCCGCTTCCTCAATTTTTTCCCGACACTGCATCCAGTCGCCCCGAATCAGCCGCCAGCTGGCCGGCCAGCGCGCTGCCGCCCAGACGCTGGGCGATGATAAGGCGTTCAATATCGCGCGCCGACAGGCTTTTCAGTTGCAGCAGCGACAACGGGCCGTTGAGGTTGCCCAGCCGGGCAACCTGCCTGCGCAGCAGCTCAAACTCCACCATCGCCGGCGAACGCACTAATTCCGAGCCGTTAGCCGTCTGCACCACCCGCTCTGCGGCCAGCTCGGCATCAATAATGTCCTTGCCGGTTAATGGCCGCAGGGTAACGTCCGTATGGCGCTGTTCGTCGTCACCGCTGCCGGTCACCAGGCCGTCAACCAGGGTCAATTGCCCGCGCGCCAGTTCGTCGGCGACGCTGGCGATATCCGGCGACACCCCTTCAACCTCGTGGGCTGCCGCCGCCAGGGTTTCCATGCTGTGGGTCATGCTCGCTCCTTACGCCACACGCTGGCTGCGAATGGCGGTAAATTTGGCGGAGATTTCTCCCGCATCCGTCAGGGACTCTTCCCCGTTGCTCCAGGCGTTGGTCATCATATGGGTTTCGCCGGAATCGGCTTCAAACTCCAGCGTGACATCGTGCCAGCCGTTGATGACGTCCACGCTCAGATCACCCCGTGCCGGAAATTTGCATTCCAGCGTAGCGGCACGGGGCGTTGACTTATAGCCATAAACCCGTGCACCGGTCACTTCCTCGCGTTTTTCCCCGGACGGGGTAAAGGTGGCCCCTGTCATCGTCGGGTATTCCTGCCCGTTAACCCGGACAATGGCCTTGCCCTGGTATTGGTATTTGCCAAATGCCATCGTGCCCCCTTACAAAATAAACTGGATCTGCTCTGCGAAAATGCGCAACTGGTTGACCACATCCGGCTTGCACAGCACGTCTACGCGGTTGCGGTCGTTTTTGTTGCGCTCGACCTTCAGGCTGTCGCGGAAGCGCTCGAAGTTCTCAATCAGCCCCGCCTCCAGCCACTCTATAGCCAGCGCCAGCAACTGGGTGCGAATAATGGCCGGGGTCACCATCGCCTGCCCCGGTGCCACCGGCGTACCGTCATCGGCCAGCTTATGGCGCGGAAAGCGCTGGGTGATGCGTACCCGGGTGGAATAGCGCAGATAAGACAGCGTCGCCACGGTATTGACATCGAGGTAAGACGGATCTGGATCGCCGTAGGCGTTGGTGCGATAGGTGGTTATTTGCCGCTCAATCTGTACCCCATCGTCGGCCCCCACTTTCACGGTAGCGATGCCGTCATACAGCAGCTGGTTACGCTCATTGGAGCGCAGCCGGTCAGACAATGCCGGAGCCAGCCGTCGCGGCAGGCGCAGGCTTTGCAGCGGGCGCGCCGGATCGAGAGTCAAGTGTTTTGCACCAATGGCGCACAGGGTGGCCGCCCACAGATAGGCCGGCTCGGGGGCGCGCTGAATACCGCTACAGGTCAGCAGAAAATCGTTACGCGCCTTACCGAAACGGGTGATTTCCCCCAGACTGCCGGTATGGGCCGCCCAGGCGATGCCATCGGACATTTTGGTCGGTCCCCAGCGATCGCGCAGTGCCTCGCTCAGTAATGTCAGGTTGGCGGTATCGAGCCAGGGCATGACGATATGGTGATACTGGGTATCCCCCAGCGCGGCAATACTGTTGGCCAGATCAGGGTTCGTCGCCCGTGCAGCGGGCGCGGCAAGGGTCACCGCCAACCCGGGCGGCGTTATCTCGCCATCGTAATAATTCAGGCGGATATCCTGCGCCGAGTATTCAGAAATAAACCGCGCCGTCAGGGTCACCACCGTTTGATCAGCAATGACATTCTCACCCCCCGGCGCGGCAGACACGGCGGTCACCGGCAGCGACGGCAGGGCATTAATCGCCTGGGCCAGCGCATCGCCGACCGCCTTGCCCTGCTGGCCTTTCTCGACGGTGACGCGCACCCGCACACCGCCGAGATAGACATTCAGTACCCCGGCCTGTTGCGCCTGGCCCGATAACGTCAGGCTGCCGGCATCGGCCTTGCCCGCACCGTTACCCTGCGCCATCACGGTTAACACCGCATCCGGGTTATCGGTTAAAAATTCACTCACCATCGCCGCCAGCATCGATCCCTGGCCCCAGAGTGTCGCGGCATGATCGGCGCGGGTGATGCGTACCGGCGTGTCTACTGCGCCGCTGCCGTCTACCTTGCCGTCCTTGATGGCCGCCTGACCCAACATCAGCACCTGGGTCAGCGTGGTCGGGGTGCCGGTGACGGCCTGCGAATTATCAATCTCAATATGCGTCAGCGGTATGCGAACCCCGGCGCTGATTTCATTAAAGCTTATGGTCATGAAGGCGACTCCTTTTTACTCAAGGCGGCAGGGGGTGACTTTTGCCGGGTGGCCGCCGTTTTTGCTGGCGGCGTGATGTCCAGCACATCCTTGAAACGCAGCCGGCGCAGCCAGAAGCCATTACGCGGCACCCAGGCCCCCGTATCCGGTAACATCTGCATGGAATTGGGTTCGCGCACCGCGCGCTCCGGGGCCGGCACGACAAAAATCATCGGCAAGTCAAAGGGGTTAGGGAAGCGCATCACGGTGTTGTCGGTGTCATTCATCGTCAGTGTGTCCCCCGCGCAGGGTGATAGGGGCGGCGAACGGCGGGCTGCCGTCCGCCTGGGTAAAGGTCTGATAATGGCGCAGGTACGCATCCATGCCGTCATCCTGAATCAACGGTGTCACCGGCTCCTCGCAGGTAAAGTAGGTGCCATACAGCACCACGCCGCCATTTCCCTGCTTCTCGGTGTACAGGTTTCGCCCCTCTTCAAAGCGCATCGGTCCGGCGTTTGCCGGACGAAAACCCGATAAGCCCGCGATTAGCCGCGCCACTATCTGGTAGAGGCCGGGCCGGTCTCCCTCGGCACCGTTGATAACCTCGGCCACCACGTAAAAAACAAAGCGACTGTCAATCACGCCTTTGACCTGACCGGCCTGCGCCCCCAGCCACACCAGATACACCGAGGGCGGCGTCAGCAGCACATCACGCAATCCCTCCTCGCTCCAGTCGCCGGGATGGGTGGCGATATCACGCAGGGTATTGCCAAACAGCGCCCGCAGTCGGGCCAGCAAGGCGTTTTCGGTAGACACAATCATCAGATAAACCCCTTCTGCTGGCGCCCAAATACCGACGCCTCGGCCTGCATCTGCGGCAGGTCGGCACTGTCGGGGGCCTGGTTATCGCTATCCACCCCGAGCGGCAGTTCACCCTTTTTCACCGCCTCCAGCCAGCGCAGCACATCCTGGTAACGCTGGCGGGTTTGCTCAGTGGCCCGCTCGTCATTCAGGTAGTAAAACGCAAGGGTGCAGGCATGCTGTTTCAGCACTGACGGCACCACCGAGAGCGGCAGGGTGTAACGGGCCGCGATAAAGCTGTCCATCAGGGCGCTGGCATCGCTGAGCGCCTGACCCACCTTCTGCCGGGCTGCTGTCTCATCGCCGCGCCAGTCGACCAGCCTTTCTAGCAACGGGGCGCTATAGCGGGCGCGTAAATCCTGCTCGCTGGCATACATGCGTTAACTCTCCTTTCAGGGGCGTTTAAAGCGGATTTAAGCGCGCTTTTACAACAGGTCCGCGACCAGCAGCGTCAGCTTGCCTTTCATTTCGTTAGAGACCGTGGTGCTGCCCTCGGCCAGTAATTCCCGCTCCAGTAACTGGGTAGCGGTTTTCTCCAGCTCCACCGGCACCACCAGATGGGTCGGACGAATACCCAGCTTGCGACCGCCATCGGCGGTAAAGCCGCGCATGGCGCTCCAGCCTTTCCAGAGGTTATCCAGCGTCAGGGGGGCCTGCATGCGGTAAGCCATCTGCCAGAAGCCGTAGCCCACATTGCGCCGTGCCGAGGCACCAAAGACAAATTCGTTGTCAGTAAACGCGCGGCCCTCATCCACGTTGGTTAACGCGAGCAGCTCGGGCGGGCGGCGGTTCTGGAAAATCAGCGGTTTGAGGGCGCGCGAGCAGTCCAGCAGATACCAGACGGCACCGTCATAGTCTTTTTGAGCCGCACCCGTACCGGTTTTTTCGATAAACTGGTTGGCCACCTTGGTCGCGTCACCGCTGCCGTCGACCTTGGGATAGACCGGATGCCCACTATCAAAAAAAGGTTTGCCGTCGTAGCAGTCAGTTTGATTGCCGTCGCGCAGGGCGGTAAACACCAGCTCGTCCGGTTGTGCGGCGGCGGCGCGACCCATTTCCTGAAACAGCGGGGTATACACACCCAGGTTGTCATCCTCAAAATCATCGCGGGTAATGGCGACCGTGCCTTCATAGGTCTTGTTGTTGATGGCGTAGCCATAGACCTTCATCTGCTGGATACTGCGCGAGCCGACCCACTCCCGGAACGCGGGAAGCTGCCCCAGCCAGCCGTAGGTATTGGATTTTGACGTGGAGGCTACCGTGGTCGCCACCTGCTGGTAGTGAGACGGGGCCATGCCCAGCCCGTTCTGAAACTCCTTGCGAAAGCCGGTCATCAGGGCAGTGATTTGCGACGGGGTGATCGGGGTTGGCATTATTGTGCGTCCTCGTTCTTGATTTTCTGGAACGCCGCCGGGGTCATCCCCAGCACGCGCGCGGCCTGTAACTCTTCCGCCGACAGGGCGACGGTGGCGGTTTTTTCACGGTTTTGGGGCGGCTGGGTCAGGGTTTCGGTCTGCACCCGGGTCAGGGCGGCTATCGGCTGGCGCGTCGCCAGCTGCGCCGACAGGGCCGTCAGACCAATCTGGTCGCCAAGCCCTTCCAGGTAGGGTCGCTCGGATTTCAATATCCGCCCGTCCTGCTCGGCCTTGTCCAGCGTCTGCGCCAGGGTGGTTTTTCCCAGGTCGGCGGACAGTGACACCACCTGCTCACGCACCGCGTTATAGGTCTCGACCGGGACATAGCGGCGTAAATCCACGGCCTCTGTTGGTGCCTGGGTTTTCAGCGCGTTCAGGTCAGCGGACAGGGCCGCCATAGTGGTTTCCAGCGCGGTAGCCTTGTCCGCCTGGCTTTTTAACGTGGTCACGGCAGACAGTGCGGCGGTGGCGACCTCATCGGTCAGCTCGCCGCCCTCCGGCACCGTCAGGCCCAGCGCGGCCAGCAGCGCTGTTAACGATGGATTCATTGCAGGCTCCTTAGGGGAGGAAGGGGGAACAGTTAACGCCTGGTAGATATCCTCGGCGCTCAGGGCGGTCACCGGGCGCAGGCCCGTCAGACCCGGATCGCCGGTAATGGCTAACATTCTTAGCTCAAGGGGTTCGCCGCTGCGCGCGTCATAGCCCATCACCGGCGAAAAATACGGAAATTCATTGTTTTTCAGGCGCTCAAGCGCCGGCGGGTTCCAGTCCGGCTTGACCCAGACCCCGGTGTTGTCGTCCCAGCGAAAACGCGCCGGGGTCGCCGGAACAAAGCCAGCCGCCGGGGCCGCTTCCGGTTTAAACAGCGTCTGGTGGTTATAATCGATTTTGACAGGCTGATTGAGCGCCACCACCCGCGCCACCATGCGGTTAAACGCGGCCTCGTTAATCAGCCAGCCCTCGACGGGCGTCTCGGGGCGACCGTCACGCGCCCGGACATGGCCGGCGGGCATCACCTGACACCAGCCGTCATGATCAAAGGGTGAGAGCGTCGCGGCGTTCAGCACCGCATAGGCTATCTTGGGAACAGGGGGTTTTGTCGTCATGCCGCCAGTGTGGCAGCCTGAGCGCGGGCGGTGGGATTACGCTACATTAACAATCAACGGGGTGGGCAGTTTTACTTTCGCAGGGGGGCAGATTTCAATGTGCGCTGACAACGGTGGGCGGTCCCCTGAGCAACCCCGTTTAAAACCCCTTCAAAAACGCCGTAGCGCGTTCAAAAGATTTTTTTGATGCCAAGGTACCCCTTCTCCGTCATCATCGCGTGGTGGGGCGCACAGGCGCTTATGGGTGCAGGGCGTTGGACAGGCGTTGCGCCAGGGCGTCGAGGATATCCCGCTCGCCGGTCGGATCCAGTCCCATAAACGGACGGGCCGGGATGGCTGCCGGCCCCGGACGCATCCCCGGTTTGCCGCCCCACTGATGGATGGCCGCCTGCGGCGCATTGGCCCCGATACGCGCCCAGCTATCCCCCCAGTCGATGCTCACCGAGCGCGCCATATCGCCTTCACGGGTCAACACCTTTATGGGGCTGTAACCGTGCTGCTCACGCCAGCGGCGATACGGATCGCTCAAGGGTGCCCAGGCCGCCCCGGTATCCGGCGCGCGTTCGCGCTCAAATGCCTGCTCAGTGGAGGATAGGAGGCTGGCGGCGACGATACGGGTGATCGCCTTGCCGTCTTCGCCAACCCTTTGCAGTTCGGCAAACAGGGTTTGCAGGCGCTTGCGATCAATCACTGCGGTTAATTCAGTCTGTGACATCTTGCCCTCCGTATGGGGGTCGGTTAAAATTATTGTCGGTCGATGTACTCTTAACGGTAAAGCGGTGTGTCCCTGCTAACAGGTGACAACATTTATGCGGGTTCAACTCCCGTCATCGACCTAATCAATACTTCCCTCAATGACATCAATCCATCCACCGATAATATCTTCCCTGATTTTTCTCAGGTCTGCTCGATAGGCATTAATGACCACATCCAGGCTATCAGGATGTTTCCTCACACCGTAAGGGGCATTCACCGCGATTTTCATGTGTCCGTCGTCAGCGGTTTTCGCAATGAAAATCAGGTTTTTGTGGCGTTTATCCCAGAGTACGGCTTGAGGCTTTGCCAACAAGCCAGGGAGTGCGGCCACATCCTCGGGCAACAATGCCACCCCGGTTTTATGGTGCTTGTCACTGTCGGCATGCAGCAGGTTTTTTTCGCTCATCGCCAGCAGACGGGCCGGTGCCTGCCCCGTGCGCGCCTGTACCGCACGGGCGATGGCTTCCGGCAAAAAGCCCAGCGTGTGAATGCCGTTGCCGGCACGCCGGCTTTGCATAATGCGCGTGGCCCACAGCGAAAAACTCAACTGCCGCGCCGGGCTGTTATTCAGCTCCTGCACCACGGCTTCACGCAGCGCCGCGTCTTTGACCTCAAGGAGTTTGCGGATCATGGTCTGGTCAACACCGAACGCCGCCGCGCCGGGGTGATAGGACCAGCCCACATCCGGCGTCATTTTTACCTTGCCATCATCAAAGGTGGTCACGGGGGTGGTGACGATTTCCCCACTACGCTTATCGACACCCGCCTCTGCCTCATGAGTGTGTAGCTGACCGGCCTCTTCCGTAACGCGCAGACCTAACGCATTCAGTCGGCGTTTTGACAAGGCGCGTACCCGGCAACGACAGTTAAACCCGTTGGGCGGGTAATGACTTTGCCAGAAGGGATGATCGTAACGAAAGACCTTGCCATGCAGGGCGGCATGCGAGGGCCGGGTGCGGCTATCCCCGACGGCGACATACTGCCAGTAGGGATAAAGGTCTGCGGTGGCCATCATCTGTGCATAGCGCCCGGCATTATAGGCGACGCGGGTATTGACGTTATATATCGTCGCCAGGCGTCGGGCGCTGCCCAGTTGCACGACTTCGGCATTGCCCTGGCTGTCCACCACCACCTGTTTCCCCCACCATCCGAGCGTTTGCAGCCGGGGCGTCAGCGTGTTGATAAACGCCTGCCGGGATATGCCCTGTGATTTTACTCTATCCACCTCGTCACGGATCGCACTCAGGACGTCCAGCCGCGCCGCCTTGGCGACGGTAAATATCCGGGCGTGAACGGCAGCCTGTTGCTCAAACCAGTTCCAGGTGATGTGATACCCCTTGGCGCGGAAGTAGGCGATGGCCTCTTTTGGCGGCAGGCGGGCGACGACGCCCAAATCAATCGGTTGTGGCATCGAGACGCCCCCACACTTCCAGCGCAAAGGTGGCGCGGGTCAGCAGTTCAATCAGCGCGCGGTCGTCCATCTCGGGGTAAAGGATCGCCGCCTGCTCCAGCGCTGCCTCTGGCCCCTGCTCACGGATAGCGGCTATCACCGGTGCCAGTAACGGATCGGCACTGGCGTTCAATCCCGGGGCGTCGAGTGCTGTCTCCACCGCGTCCAGCGCATCGCTTGTCGGCGCTGCCGGTGTGAGGGTCGCTGATAGCGCAGTGTGCGCCACCGCCGGTGGCGACGAGACGGTAAACACCGCCTCATTGCCATCCGGCACCGGAATGCGCAGCTTATCGTAGATCCAGGAAACCGGTATCGCCATGCCGGTTGCCAGTTTGGGAATAGCCTCGGCAAAGCTGGCCATATCCTCACATTCCAGGGTATCAAACACCAGGCGGGGGAGTCGCCGCGGGTCAAGCGGGACCGGGCTGTTCAGCGCCAGCAGCGGATAAATGAGATCACGGTTAAAGGTCCGTGACAGCTGGCGTAAATCGGCGTTGCGGATCTCCTTGCGCACCGCATTATGCACCTCGCCCAGCGAGCGCGCGCCTTTATCGCCCGCCTCTGAGGTCAGTGTCCCGCCGAGGATCGCTTTAGATATCGCGCGCTCTCCCCAGGTAATCATCGCCATAAACGGGTCAGACTGACCGTTAGCGGCGGCCTCAAACTCCAGGCTCATGCCGGCGGGAATAATCCCCCCGGCCCGACGGCCAATATCCATCACCGCCCGCATCAGGGCGCTTTTCTGCTCGGCACTAGCGCCGCTGGGGTATTTCCCCACCCGCAGCGGCAGTCCGTAAATCTCCAGAAACTCGGCGAAATCCCGCACGCTGTAATTCTTGAAGATAAACGGCCAAATCAGCGTGCGCACCAGCCCCTGGGTGCCGGGGTAGCCGGTTTTGGCCTTGGCCTCATGGCAAATCCAGCCAAACGGCTGTAACACCTGCCCGGCATGGCTGCCATCGCGCAGCCGCAGCTCGCGGTAGTCGTCGGGATTGACGCAGAACAATGCCGGATCGCGCCAGTGGACCGCGCGCGGGAAAAATTCGCCGTCGCGCGGGGGACCCCAGATAATTTCCTGCATCGCATAGCCTTTGAGAAGGGCGTCGGTGGCGTCAAACAGCGCATTGTCAAACCATGACGCATCGGCGAGCCGCGCTTCCAGCGCCACCGCCTGGGCTTTTTCCTGGGCGTTGGGGTTATCCGGTGGCTGAATACGCCATTCCACACTGTGCAGCGCCAGGCGGCGCTTGCTGAGTTCAGAAAACAGATGGGTGTCTTTTTCTTCCAGATCGGCAGCCAAATCCACCAGGGCGGTCATGTCACCGCGCTCTGCCGCCCGTAAACAGAGTGCGGCGCGGTTAGGGGTGATACCGGACGCCGGATGCGCTGGCGCACGGCTGGCCACCTGGGGAATATCGCTCTTTGCCGTCTGGCTGTCCGGTGAAAACACCAGCGGTTGCCCCTGAATATCCACAAGCCTTTTCATTACCAGCATCCTCGCTCATCAGCGTTATCATCGTCATCGCCGACCTCATCGGCATACTCCATCGCCCGGATACGGGCGGGCAATGCCTGACAGGCCGCTTCATCCAGCACAAAACCGTCCAGCGCGGCGGCGCGGTTGGCCATACAGAGCGCCACCGCATAGTCACCGTGGCGGCGCGCCCCCTGAACGCCTGACTGCGTATCCTTGCTGCGGCCCTTGTCAATTTGCGGTATCCCGTTCACTACCTTGATATGCAGCAAATCATCCAGCGTGGACTGATGGCGGGCCAGGGTCAGGTTTTGCGCTTCCAGCTCACCTTTCAGTTTGGGCATCCATTCGGCATACCATTTTGCCGAGAGTGTGACGCAATCCACCATGTCCGGGCCGAAATGCAGCCGGGCGGCCTCGGCCAGATAGCCGCCGTTGCCGGTGGCGTCAAAGGCGGCCCCCACCAGACGCGGCAGCCGGGTCAGGATAGTGAGCATTATCTGCTTTTGCTGGTCATAGGTGACGTTGCGCAGCTCGACGCGCAGCGCCTCGCGTTTGCTCAAATCCGGGGCGATGGCCAGCACCACAAACACCGACAGATCGCCCTTGCGGGCAAAGTCCTCGCCGAAACAGTAACGACAGTCCGGCGTAAGCGTCGCCAGCACCGCCTCGAGATGCGCCTGACACCAGGCATCCACTTCAGCTTCGCGCTGCGCGGCGCTCCACAGTTCAAATACCGCCGGGGCTTCAAAGCGCAGCAGGGGGACACGGCCTGCCGGGGCCATCGCCGCCTCAATCAGCGGGCGGGCAAGATAGGCACCGCCCGACTTGCGCGGCACGCAGCCGTATTCCTCCTCGGCACATTCGCTATTGGGGGCGTTTTTATACAGGTTATCGCGCCACGCTTTTTCGGCATCAGGCGACCACACCTGCCCGGTGACCGTGCAGATACGGCGATACAGTCCTTCGCTAATCGCCTCATCGAGCGTGATGCGGTGCAGGCTGTAATCCTTGCGCCCTTCGCGGGCGTCCTGAATGTAGGCGTTAAACGGGTTATCGACCCCGTTATGGGTGGAAATCAACCGCACACGCGCGCCCCACATGTTGAGCGCCAGCGCCGCCTTGAGCAGTTCTTCAAGGGATTCATGGAACGCCGCCTCGTCAATCACCACATCGCCCTGCAAACCTCGGAGGTTGGACGGGCGAGAGCTTAACGCCTGAATTTTAAAGCCGCTGTGCGGAAAGCGGATCATGTACTGGAGGATTTCCTCGTGCTTCTCGCTGTCCCAGAAGGTGGACTCGTAAACATCGGCCTGGGCTAGCTGGTTAAAGGCGCGTGCAAACAGCGCGCAGGCGGCAATATATTCCAGCGCCATCTCCTTCTTGCTGCCGACGTAAAACACATTGCGTCCGCCATCGCGCCGCGACTTGCTGGCGGTGATGACGTTGCGCCCGGCCTCGGCCCAGGTCAGGCCGGTACGGCGGGATTTTTCGGCAATGCACACCGGGCTGTCGTCGAGAAACCAGCGTTGTTGATAAGGCAAAAACACCGGTTCATTTTCGGGTAACGACAGGGATTCGGGCACATCGACGCCGCAGGCGCGGGTGGCCTCGCGCAGGTCAATTTTGCGCGGGTCGGTCAATCGGTGCATAGGGGCCGGCTGTTCAGCGGTTTGCATGGGCTATTTCCATGAAAAATCAACGGGGTGAAAACGGCGTTACCGCCCCTGAAAACGGTTGACCGTCAGGCCCGCATCCATCGGGCCGGCGATCATCTGCATTAATAACCACATGGCTTCAGCCAGGCGGGGATGGGATATATCCCCGTCTTTTTCCAGCGTTTCCTTCACTACCGCGTGCAGCTGGATAGCCAACTCTGCGGCGCTTGTCGTCGTCGTGTTGTTTGTCATTGGGTAACCTCTCATTACGTCTGGGTTATGCCTTGCCCAGCAGAATGTCGCGAATTTTGCTTTCCATCTGGTGACTCATGCCCTCCTGCCCACGGAGCGCTTCACTGACGGCATTCGCCGCTTCCTCGGCATAGGCCTGGCGGATTTGTGCCTCGCGCTTGTGGCTCATCTCTGCCGTGCGCTCCAGGCGCTGGGCGGCCAGCATGGCTTCTTTCAGAAAATCAATATCAATCTCATCATTATCCTGACTGGCAAGCTGTTGCTTGCGTATGCCCTTGAACAGCAGGGAGCGCGCCATTTCCATTATCAGCCGCGAGGTTTCGCCGGTGGGTTTTTCGCCCAGTTCGGCGGTCAGGGCGCTGGTCTGCTCACGCAGCTCGCGTAAATCCCGCGCCACGCGCTCGTTTTCACTCGCCAGCCGGTTCAGGGCGCTACGCGAGAGTTTCTGCTCAGGCGGTAACCCGGCCGCCTCAATCAGGCGGTTTACCTCGTCCAGAATTTGCAGCTGGGTGATACGCTTTTCCCGCAGCAGCGTAAAAAGACGTTTACGAATATCTTCCGGCAGCACATTGACCTTGCCGGGACGGCCTCGGGTGGCTTTTTCCATCCCTTCCCCCTTAGCGCCGACGCGGCTTCTTCACGCCCGGCACGGTTGCGCGACCCTCGGCGATCTCCTGCCCGCGCCCGCTCAGATGGGCCACCAGATAGCCGCCGGGCAAGGTGTCAAGCCGCAACAGGTCCTGCTCCGCCAGCCAGGCCAGCAACACGCGCACCCGGTCGCGCGACACCTTATGACCGTAGGCGTCGAGGCAGTCCTGCAACACCGATTCATTTAATTCGCCGTGATACTCATTCAGTGAACGCACTATAGCCAAGCGACTTAAAAATGATTACAGCCTATGCCCTGATATGTAGCAAAGAAGCATAGCTAGCTGTTATCAAAATAATGTCGCTTGGCTATATCACCAGGCGTTGGTCTTGCGTCAAAATATCGTCAATCATCCATCACTCCGGTAAAGGGCTTTTTCCACCAGTAACTCCAGCTGATGCGTCACCGCCTGCAAGCTGGCGCGGGTTTCTTTCAAATCGCCGCGCAGCTCGGTGATTTCCACTTTCAGGGCATGCACCGTCTGTGCCGACGGCGTGGTCCCCAGGCGGGTTTCTACCGTCAGCAGACGGGCGTTAAGGTGCTCGACCTGCTCGCGTCCGGCAAAGGAGCGGCGCATCAGCCACATAAACAGCGCGCCTGCGGTGCTGGTTGCCGATAAGGCCGGCGCGATATACTCCTTCAGCACGTTAACCCACACGGGCACGCTCCCGCCGGGCCTGACAGGCTACACAGCAGCGCGCCTGCGGTAATACCGCCAGCCGGGCCGGGGCTATCCTGTGGCGACAGTCCTCGCAATAGCGCGGCGACGCATTGTCTGGCAAGGGGGTGGTGATTGGCTTCATCGTTTACTCATCATGCGTTTGCTCTTGTCGGTAATGCTCGGCCTGGCGCAAGGCGGCCTTGTCGGCATTGCACTGCTTAATGACGGCCAGCAGTTGCAGGGAATACTCTACGTTGGCCCCAAAGGTCAACGGCTCCGGCGGCAGCGGAGCCGGACAGGCGGCCAGTAATGCCTCAGGGAGCGGCACCGGCGGCAACGTCACCACTTTCACGGGCGTCGCGGCGCACCCGGTCAGCCACAGGGCCAGGCACAGGCTCACGGGCGCAATTGAGCCGCGATAACCGCTGGCGCACCTGCTGGCGGCCTTTTTCACTTTCGCCGCGCTGTTGCTGTTTTTCATGCTCAACGGTCTGCTCCAGGGTATGAAAGACCTGCTGCGTCTGCCGCTGCTCGGCGAGCGCCTGCCAGGCGGCATCACGCTCCTGACGCAGGGTACAGAGCGCGGTTTCCCGCAGGCGTTCACGCTGCCAGAGCCAGCCACCGGCCCCTAACAGCGAGGCCAGCAGGCACAGGGTGAATACGACTTTCAGACTGCCCGTCACCCTTTATTCTCGGGGGTGGGCAGTCCGTACCGGCACAGCCATTCATCGGCGGCGCGCCGATTGACCAGACCGTTCAGCGTGACGCCCTTCACCTTGACCCAGCGCCGCAGCTCATCGCAGGCCGCCGGAATATCGCCGGCATTCAGGCGCTTTAGCAGGGTCGAGCGCGCAAAGGCCCCCGCCCCGACATTGTGAATAAAGGCGGCAAGCGCCACACGCTGCCCGTCTGATAGCGGCACGGTGACCTGCTGGTCAATCACGGCGAAAGCCTGGCGCATATCCGCCGCCAGCAGGGCCTCACACTGCGCCGGAGTTCGGGTCGTCCCGGGGGTGATGTCGCCACCGGTATGACCGTAGCACACCGTGAGCACGCCGCCACTGTCGGCATAGGGGCGGGTGGCGTGACCTTCCCAGAACGCGGTATAGCAGGCGGCCAGCGCCAGTGCACCGGCACCGGACAGGGCCAGCAGTTTTTTACGCAAGGGTTCGGGCAAAGCGGGCATGGCGGTCTCCTTAACGCGCTGATGCGCACAAGGATAGGGCGTTAACCGACAGGGAGGGGATTACGCTCCGTTAACAATCCGTCCCCTGGGGGCCAGTCGATTGTCCGGGCGCGTCGCGGGGTCAGTGGGCGAAGAGGTCTGGCTGGGTACGGCGGGCGTGGAGTTGGCGCTGGGTGGCGATAATATGGTAAATCTGCTGCTGGCCGAGCCGGTATTCGCGGCGCAGGCTCTCGATGGGGGTCCCCTTGAACCAGCGGCTGAATATCTCATCATCGCGCAAGGCGTTAAACAGGGTATCGCCCTTGGGCAGGTAATAATTGCGCCCGCCGGCATAGGCAGCCAGCGCGGCGGCCTGCTTGCGCGCCAGCAGACGCGCCCGTTCGGGGTCAAAGCCCTGGCGTTGCAGTTCGTTGTCCATCACATCCACCAGAGCGCCCAGCAACTGCGGCCACTGGCGCTGCAAGGTCTCCTCCGCCACGGTCTCCATACGGTCAATCAGGGCATGCAGGTGCGGCGTATCCTGCAATAAATCCGGTTGTTCCAGGGGCATACGTCACCTCGTCGGCAAGGGGGTAATAGGGTACTCAGTATACAAAAAATCCCGTCTGACCGGCGGGATTTGTACACGGGGATTATGCCTGTGCCTGATAACGGTCGCAGACACGGGTATAACTTTCTGCCGGCGTACCCGGCGGAAGCTTGGACAGCATGCAGCGCCGGTGCCAGCGTTTGAGGCTTTCAAGCACCTTGACGGCCAGCGCACTATCCTGATTAAGCCAGGCCAGCTGCGCCACCCCCAGGCCGCCGTTTTCCCTGGCCGTGGTACGCCTTATCCAGGCATTAAGCGCTACCTCATCGCCGGACTGTACAAACCCCTGGCGGTGCATGGTCTGCCAGATGGACAGGATTTTGGCCACCGGTGAAGCGGGTTTAACGCCGCGTAAAGCGGGCTTTGAACGCACCTTAAAGCCCTTTTTCTTAAACGCTTCCAGCACCCTGAGCAGCTCGGGTACGGTCATATCCCGGCAGCTGGTTTTTGTGCTACACACCTTGCCAAGCGCCGCACGGTAGGTCTCGTCATCAAGCTGGAGTTGACGCCGGGCAAGGTGAATGAGTTTGATAAGTGTTGAGCGGTCCACGTATTCTCTCCTGTTTCTCAGCATCATGGCTTATGCCGCCAGGCAAAAGGCAGCTTTTCCGGCATCACCCACAGATGCCGCATATTAGCGACATTGACCACATCCTGTGCGGCGGGATAGACCTCGACCGCATCCTGCCCGGCAAAACCGACCGAATCCTTAATCTCTTGCAGCCTGTCCCACGATATCCCGTCTTGCCAGCGCCCGTTACCGCCAAGGGCCAGCAGATTGACCGTCAATCGGTAAATGCCGTTACCTTCATCGAATACCTGAACCAGCACCTCGGGATGGATAAACACCTTTAGCCGGCGCGGGTCATGGTTCTGCGGTGGCCACTGGGCGACGGGAATAGATAATAATTCCATGCTTATCTCCTCACGACCGGCGTCGGGTCAAAGGGTAAATAGCGCAGCACCTGCGCGCTGATATCCTGCCCGCTGCTGGCGCAGCGGCATCGGGTGGGAGAAAGTGTCAGATACGCCAGCATAAAGGCGGGCACACCGTCTTTTTTTCTGTGCCCAGCGTTGTGTTTCTGCTACCACGCAAACCTGCTCACCGCCTTTTGCGCCGGTAGCCAGCCGCGCAACCCAATCGGGCAACAACCGACCTTCCACCCAGGGATAGCCAGGGCGGGGCTTGTGGTTGGACTGCCCAAGGCATAAAAGCCGTTAAGCTCTGCCAGCACGCCATCCAACACGGCCCGGCGCAGCGTATCAATCAGCTCACCGGGTTTGAAGCCCGTGCGTTGAGCCAGGTCACGACAGGTCAGGCGCGGGGTAAGATGCAGTTGTTCAAGGACCTGTTTCATCACAATATGGCTCATGCTGAAACCTCCCGGGACGGTGTTGCTTCACGCTGTGCTTCACTGATGCAATGCTGGGCCGCATGCCAGAAATGCCCGACCGCCTTACGGATAAACCGGGCAGCCAGGCGCTTGTCGGCGGCGGTACTGCGGCCACGGTTATAGAGGGCCAACGCCTGCTCGCCAGCATCCAGCGCGTCATTGATAAGGCGGTCAGGCGCAAAGGCAATCTCCTCCGTCTCCGGCAGATTTTCCGCCAGCAGGCGCTGTTCCAGGCGTTGCAGTCTGCGGATTTTTTCATCCTCCATGATTGCCCCCATGCCGTTAGCGCGTAGCTGGCCAATCATGATGTCCACCTCTGCGGCAGCGATGCAGACCTGTCTGACGTTCTGCTCATGAGTAAGGAAACGGGATAGCGCCGCGGCCAGTTGGCCGCAGGCATCAATGGTTTTTAACATTTGCCGGTCATGGCCCCAGCGCGCCAGGGCGGCATCATAAATAGACTGTTCATTCAATGACATAATATGTCCTCGGCTACATTTTGCGCGCACGAAGCCCTGACGCACGCGCCGGATTTAAAACAATCGATTAAAAAGGCATTACAGTCTGGAGATATCGAGCAGCAATTGTGTATATTCTTTGTTCCCCTCCCGTTGATAAAAACGAATATAACGGGTCGAGCCGCTGACTTTTATTGAGTCCGTCACGGCGCGCATAGCCTCTTGCCAGTCTTCATCATCAATATCAAGGTCTCGTAGTGATAGCACGCTATTGATATCAATGTAGCCCTGTTTATTGACATTGAAAGCGCGGTTGACCAGCGCCATCAATTTGGCATCGGCACCGCCTGACCATTTAGTAATACAGGCCTCTATTTTTTCTTTTGCGACCTGAATACGCTCATCAAAAATACGGTGCTCATCCACCGCTCTGCGCACACGTCGCTCACCGTCAAAGCTGGTCAGCGTCACATTACCTTTAGTGGCCCCATAATTGACGCCGTACTCTGCGGCGGACAGGTCGATAAAATCGCTTATCTGCTGCATGGCGCGCTGTTTGAACGCGGCCATTTGACACCGTAGTTGAAGCGCCTCGTCAAACAGGGCATTGACCAGCTCGTCGCGCATGTCATCAACGGGTTTGATAGTGTCAGTGGGCACCAGGTGACCCTGTGCGTTGCGCCGGTAGCCCGCCGGGATGGAGGGCATGGTATTTAGCTCGTTCATCGTCAGCCTCATGTTTACTTTTTGCGATTATCACTGGCGGCTATCGCCAGCGGTATGATGATAAAAAACAGCAGTGCCACAAAATCGTCTTCGCTCATGGCCACTCCCAGTACACCAGACACCCCTCAATCCGGCGGGCGTACACCTGACGGCGCTCTCCCTGGCAGCAAAGGGTGATTTCCGTCGCGTTATCCCTCTCCTCCGGGCGTACCGGCGGGGTGATTTTTATAAAGGGGCGCTGGCAGTAACGCCGGGTATGCAGGATGTCGCTGCCCGCCTGACGTAGCCGGCTGCGCACGGCGTTCATGGCATCAAACATGTTCATCATGGTGACCTGTCCTTTTCAGCATTTTCATTAATAGCCGAGCCTCACACAGTAGTTTGCTCAGTAAAACCGGCCCCGATCCGGACGGCACTTCCCGCCCGGACAGCAATGCCCGTAAGGTGCGCCAGGCGGTGTACCACGCCTGACGCCGGCTTGGGCCAGAGAGATAACAGCCCAGTTGCAACGCTTCCCAGACATCCACATCAAATCCCTGCCATCGGTAATAATGTTACTGCGCCGGGGGCAAGGTCGCCGCCGCCATCTCATACCGGTCCAGCCAGAGGTACGGCGTTGCCCCGCGTGACAGGGTAATATTGGGCCGGATAGTGCCATCAACGTTATAGCTTGCGTAGCGGGCCATACGCCGCAGGGCGCGGACTTCATGGCGTAAAGGGTTATTCATCACTGGCTCTCCTGAGTAACTGGTTCATGTCATGACAGACCTGCATCATCACCTCCTGCGCATCCGGCAGCACATAGAGCGCGTCTCCCCGGTTGCCAAACGACACTAACAGGCTGTGTGACGATTCCAGCGAGACGGACACCACCCGCCGGGTATTGAGCAGCACCTGGCGTCCGGCGCTGTCGGTAAAGAGCACTCCGCCCATACTCACCCCCTTGCCGGCAGCAGGTCGGTATCGGTATACACCTCCCTGAACGCCGCCTTGATGTATTTTTCCCCCAGTTGGGCCTGTGCATCACCGCTGGCCATCAGCCATGCCTGGCGCAGGGTGTGCGACAACACCCGCAAGGCACCAGCTTTCTGGGCAATGGCCTGTACCAGCGTCAGCTCACTTTCGCCGGTAATGCCCCAGGCGGCAGCAATCGCGGCCACATCCGCTTTTTTGGCCTTTAACAGGCGTTTGGAGCGGGCGATACGGCTGTACAGCCGCGCCAAGTCATCCGCCCCCTGGGTTGAACGGGCCGATTTCGACAGGCCGCGCGGGTTACCAATCAGCACCATGCCGACCCCGGTCGCATCCTGAATGGCGCGCAGCTGCTCCAGGCCGTCAATGCCCAGGTGGTCAGCCTCATCGACAATCACCAGCCCGTGAGTGCCGGTCAGCCGCCGCCGAATTGCACGCGCCAGCGTCCCCTTGTTTCTGGGCAGGTCGCTAATACCCAGCGCTTCCGCCAGCTCCAGCAGACACTCGGTAATACTGGCGTGGGCCGGGGAAAGGGTCACCATCCAGGTATTGGCATGCTGGCAGTACTGACGGGCGGCAAAGGTTTTACCCACCCCCGGCACCCCGACAATCACATTCATGCACTGTGCCAGCCGGACAAACTGGAACACCGCCCATATCTCCTTGACCGTGGCCGTCTCCACAAACTGCGGCGGCGCGGGCAAGGTCTTTTTTTGCTGATAATCCGTCAGCCAGCGGGTTAACAGTTCACCGACCCGCTGGTTATTTCCGGTGTAACTCCCCTTGATAAAGTTGGATATCACCGCCCCTGACTGCCCGGTCTCGCGCGCCATCTGCGCCTGGGTTACCTGACCTGAGTCAATCAGTTCATCCAGCGTCTTGATAAGATCATCGTTTTGGGTCATCACCTTGCCTCCTTGATAGAAAGTGCTTTGATTGTCCGATAAGGCCATTCGGTTGGCAGACCAGATGGCTTTTTTACAACAGCGGATCGGCATCCTGCTGGGCTTCAAGTAGAGCCAGCCCACGCTGTAAGGCCCCTTCGGTATCCCAGTCATCCGCCTGAACTTCACACTCCACTGTCTGTTTCACGGCAGCATTTCCCACCGTGCGGTAAACATTGCCAGGCAGCCAGTCGTCTTCCGCCACTGCGGGCAGGGTGACGGTGTTTTCTGCCTCGGCCAACGCCACTTTCTCTTCGCCCCGCTTACGCATCCCTTTGATACGTTGCTGCCGGTTGTGGTATTCCGCCGTTACCGGGAAGGCCAGCTGTTTATTGCCGTCCCACAAGGCTTCACAGAGGTAAGTGCCGTCCATGCGGCGCACGATAACCTTGCTAGCATCGTGAATGTCGTAACTGATTAACACCTTGCGGTCGTGCTCATCGGCCAGTTTGGCGGCATAGTAAATATTGTTAAGGAAACGGATTTCACAGCGCCTGACCGTGCGCTCGGTCTGTGGCATAAACAGGTCACGCAGTTCAAACTGTGTCAGCCATTCCAGCTCGGTGCCGTCGTTTTCCAGCTTCCAGCGGCGAAACTCGACCGGACTGTAGTGCTGTCCATCGGGGCGTTTGGGTAACTCACTGTGCGGACGGGCGTTGTACCACTCGACCCCGGCCTTGATTTCATCAATCAGCATCTCCCAGGAGGGCAGCTTGCGCAGCGTGGTCTGCTGGGCGACGGTCAGCTCACCGCCCTTTGATTGGGCGTTTAAGGCAGACTTAAGCGCCTTGCCGGTCTTGCGCACGGTTTCCCTGTCAGCGCCGGTGCCGTAGTAGGTGGCAAAATGGCGGGCAATGCGCATCGGCAAGGTGCGGTTAAGCCGTTCAATAATGCCGCGCCCTTGCGGATTGCCGGCGATACCGGTCGGATGTTCAATATTCAGGCGGGTTAAAATACCGGTAATATCTGCATCGAGCGTGTTGTTGGTTTCCCCGCTGCCGTTATCCGAATAGTAGAGAAACGGCTTGCCGTGGGTGGCAATGCCATACCGCAGGGCATCGGTGACGGCGATCACGTTTTCGGAGAGCGACAGGCTCCAGCCGGTGATATAGCGGCAGCTGCCATCGATAATAAAGGTCACTTCCGGCGAAAAGGGCTGACCGTGGTCGGGATGGGCGACTTTCATCTTCATGCCGTGACCGTCGCCAATCCAGACGTAGTTAACCGGTAAACTGGTCCAGTCGCGGCGAATAAACCCTTCCAGCTGGCGATATTCGCTGCCGGTCTTGCGCCCGCGCTGTTTCACGGTTTCGGGGAGTTTCTCCATCGCATACAGCACCGCATCATAGGAAGGCTGCGCGGCCAACATCAGCGGCTCGTCCGCATAGCGCTGTTGCCATTCGGCGCAAAAATCCGCATACGCCTCTTTCATGCTGCACCCGTTCGGTTTGCGATAGTGCGCCAAGTAATCATGCAGCCAGGCGATGTGCTCCGGTTTGACCACTTCGCGCTTGCCCGGTGCCAGCACTATCAGGCGTTCGGCAGGGGTAGCGGCTTTTTTGTAGTCGGCCAGCCAGCGCTTGAGGGTGATTTCGCTGAGTTGACGGTTTTTGCCTTTCTTGGCATTGGCCACCTGTGCCGCTTGAGCGATACCCTCGGGCAACTGGCCTATTTTCGCCTGCTGGACAATAAAGCGGATCGCCTGCGCACAGCTATAACGGGGCTGTTGCCCTATGGTGAGGATATGCTGCACCAGTAACATCCGCGCATCGGCAATCTGGCGCTGCTTATCCGTCAGGTCGGCTAACCTGTCCCCAATCAATGCCGGGCAGCGGCGGTAAACGTCCAGCTTGCCCGCTTTTTCGAGGTCAGCGTTGGCCTTTGATACCTCTGTTTTACTGGCAGCCGCATCCGCAGGGGCCGCAGTCATCATCTGCTGGAGATGACGCTCGCGGAGCACGCGCTGGGCTTCCGCTGGCAGGCAATCGATGTGGTACTCGTAAGCCTTGGTGCCAGCACGCTTGCGTTTCATGGTCTCAGCATTGCCCGCCCATTTATTCAGCGCCAGCCTGATCCCTTGCACGGTGCCCGGTAATCCAGTTATTCCCAGCAATTCGTTTGCGGACACAAACATGATCAAGCGACCTCGCAGGAACGAGGATACCGACTAGGCCAGATTTCCTCCGGCGTGACGCCGATCGCTTCGGCAACAATGCGTTCGTATTTTTTACAAGGGCGATCAAGCACATTTTTCAGTGAATCAGGTTTCAGACCTGCTCGCATCGATAATTGACGCAGTGTCAATCCTTTTACATGCACCGCAGCCACAATATGTTGGCGGTGCCAATCACGGTTTAAAACTTCATTTCTAAGCATAATTAGATTACCCTAAAAGATTATCTGTATAGATGATGCTATAAGCTTATCTCTAGAGGTCATTATGAGAATAAAAAGAAAATATGTCAAGTTTATTTAGTTTCTTTTTGACAAAAGAAAATTAATAGAGAATTTAATTAAAAATCAAAGGGTTGTCATGAATGGAAACAAAAAATGATAAAAACCACAGGGTTTCTTTTCTGGTAGGGCAAAAAGAAACTTTCTTAAGCAGGCTTCGTGAGCTTGTGGCAGGTAGAGCGCTACAGCAAGCGGCTGATGACTGGGACATACCAAAATCAACGCTTAGTAACTATTTTTACCGAGGCTCTAATCCTAGGATTGCTAGCGTTAAAAAAATAGCCCAAAAAGAAAACGTAGACTTTGATTGGCTTATTGGTCATTCATATAAGAAACCAGAAAGAAATCTTCAGACACAGCAGACACAGCAG